TTCACCGCATACGGAACAACCTTCCTCGACACGGGCATCCCGCATGGCACCCTCGCCACACCCCCGGTCAGTAACACGGCCGCCCTCCCGGGCACAGGTGTTGAGGTTGACCTACCAACCCTAGCCGCCAACCCCGGAGCCTCTCTCGTCTCAGTGGTTGAGGTCTTCGACGCAACCAACCCGAACTTCACGGCATCGAATCCGTACCAAGAGGGAGCAGAAGAGGACTACACAGTCTCATCGGACAACCTTGGTATTCAGCGCACTTCATCTTCCCGTATCCCCCAGACGGGCACTGTGTTCGTCACCTACCAGTACACCACTGCCGGGTACTTCGATGCCGCTCTCTACACCAATCTCTCTGATGTGGAGAACCAGTATGGTCCAGCGACGAACGCCCTTGGTACAGGCGTTGAGACTCCCGTAAGCTTTGCTGCCCTTCTAGCGTTCGGCGCAGGCGCACAGCAGATCTTCATTGCTCCGCTCTTCACCCTGGCCGACCCGGCTGACCCGGATTCGACCAAGGGTCAGCCATCTACGACCGACGCCAATACCGCCAGCACGGCGTGGGAGCAGACTCTTACCGCCCTACAGGATCAGGTCAACGTTGATCTCATTGTCCCGGTCATCGGTCAGTCAGCGAACCTCAACAACCTAGGGATGCTCGCCATCCTAGAGGCCGTCGAAGACTTCCTCAACATCCAGCAGAACAATGATGTCTGGATTCAGGCTATCGCTGGCGAGGACGGGTCACAAGAGGCGGCCGGGTCACCGTCATACCCGGACAAGGCCACCATGCGTGTCCACGCCGCCACCCTCCAGAGTCGTTACGCCAACGCCATGTCACAAAGCATGGTACTTGTCAACTCCACCACCTTCAACTATGCCTTCCCGGTCAGCAATGTCGTCGGTCAGATTGGCGGCCAGTACGTCGCGGCAGCCATCGCCGGACTGCTCAACTCCGGATCAATCTCGGACACGATCAACCTCGATACTATCCCGGGCATTCTCGGCATCGCTGATGTGCCCAAGCGCACCAAGGCTGACCTTCAGGCCGACGCACAGGCGGGCATGCTGGTTGTTACTCAGCCGATCAACACTCAGTCGGTTCAGATCCGCCACGCGATCACCCTTGATAACTCTACCTACGCTCGTCGTGAGCTTTCGGTGGTTCGCTCCAAGTTCTTCATGATCACGAGCATGATCGAGACCCTCCAGGGGCAGATCATCGGCAAGACCGTTCCTCCGGGGCAAGACCCCGGCACCTACGTTGAGTCGGCGGTAATCGCCGTCCTTGAAGCCCTACAGGGCGCGGGCGACATCGCGAGCTATGACAGTGTGGCGGCAATCGTCGTGTCCAACAACCCGACCACTGTGGCCGTGTCGTTCAACTTCACTCCGAACTTCCCAATCGACTACATCCAGCTTTCCTTCGCGGTCAACATGGCCGCCGGGACAGCCAATACTTCAACGGTAACGGCCGGGTAATCTAGATGGCATCTAACGTTCCAGCGTCACAGTTCCGCGTTGCGGGTTCCAAGTTCACCGTCTTCTATTGGGACGGCAAGCTGATCGCCCACTGCAACCAGCTTGCTCACACTTCTCCCGCCCCTGTGGCGGATGCAGTGGCCATCCAGCCACTTGATGCACGACGCCCCCTAGCTGTCATTACTCCGAACGCCATCGGCATGGGCACGCTCGTCCTTGAGATCGTGGAGCTTTACGGGCTCTCCGTCTGGGAAGAGCTACAGTCGCTCGCTACCGCGATCAAGGGTAAGGCCGCCAACGGTAACAGTCCGATCACATCCGGCAACAACGACCAGAACAACGCGACGGACCTGGCAGACATCTTCAATGCTGGGTCAGCTTACCCCCAGCCGATTCAGGTCACAAAGTACGTCTATCCGCCCGCTGGCTCGAATCAGGGGCAGTACCAGGAAAACTACTTCAACTGCGTCATCTCGAACTACCAGGACGGCGAGACCGTCTCCATCGGGACGATGCAGATTTACAAGCAAATCACGGTCAACTACACGCACTATAAGCGCACTTCCTCCTAGTCAAAGCGAGCAACATGAATCAGTCAAGTGCGGGACCGTTTGATGCGTTCCCGGAAGAGGTACAAAACGACCTAGAAGGACTCATCGTCCTTGGACATCTTGACACTACTGTCGAATGGTGCGGTCACTCGTTCGGGCTACGCACTCTAAAGGCACAGGAAGAGCTACAGGTCTACCGGATCGTCAAGGAGTACCAGGAATCCTTTGGTCAGGTTCTCTGCCTAGCGGCGGCTACGGTGGCTCTGAGCCTAACCCACATTGATCACTTCGAGGACTTCTGTGAGAAGATCGGACCGAGCGCCAGGGCGTTTGCCGATTCTCGGTTCGCGTACGTGACGGAGAACTGGTACAAGCCAGTCATCGAGCATCTGTTCAAGGAGTACGAGCTTCTGCGGGCTCGCCAGCTTGCGTGTATCGAGGCGATGCGGGATTTATCGCCAAGGAGTCGGACGGACTCGCCAATCTCGCCCGACTCCTTGTCCGCAGCGGTAGACTTTCCGAGACCTACCGAGGACATTCGGGAACTTCTGACGGGCTCAATGCCATCCACCTAATGCTCTTGAGTTTCGCGATCATCCGCGAAGACAAGAAGCACCACGAGGATGCCGAGGATCAGTTCAAGGGTCAACTGCTCGCAAGCAACTGGACCCTCTTCGATCAGCTATACGGTGATTCGAGCTTCGACCGAATCGAAACCGGGATGAACGAGGATGACTTCTACCACCCGCAGAGCGAGTCCGATCTACAGAAGCTCATTGCGGAGTTCCATAGCTCGATGCCGGAAGACATTAGCGACGATTAGCCCGCCACCGCTCCATCAGGCGCTCGTACTCTTCCATCTGTTCGTCGTAGTGCAGATTGGGTAGGGGGTTTGACCATCCGGCGTTCCAGACGGTTGTCTTGGGCCGACAGGGTTTCGGATTCCGAATCCCTCGGATGAGCCCTCGGACGAGCCACCAGCTACCTCCTACCACGGCGAGGAAGATAAGTAGGTTTACGAAGATCATGCTAGGAGTATAGCATTGGCACCGCTCTAAGTCAAGTGGTAGCTCGCAGGTAACGTACAGGATGCCAGCACAGCCACCCAACCCCAACCAGATGTCACTACTCGGTCAGGGTCCGCAACATCCAGGCCAGATCGACATTTCACTTAGCCTTCTCGGCAGTGACTCGCGTGACGTACTCAAGGCGTTCACCGAACAGGTTGGCGGTCTCAGCGGCTCGCTAAGGTCTATCGTTGAACAGAACAAGGAGATCCTAGTCGCTCTCGGCCAGGTGGTCCCTAGTGTCGGTTCGACAGCAGCAGGAGCATTCAGTCAGGCGTCAACGCCGCCGCCCGCCCCGGCCGCACCAAGCTCGAACATCGACTCCGCCAGTCGCCCCGATACCGGGATCAAAGAAGACTCTGATCTTGACAGTTCTCCGCCCGGACCTCGAACATCACGTCCCGGATTCGGCGCTCGTACACACGGCACCGGAGTACGCCAGGGCCAGGGTGGCGGGTCGGCCAACGAGGACGACATCTACATCCCGCGTATCGGTGAGTTCAACTCTCAAGACATCTTGCGACAGCTTCAGCACGTAACCGGACTCGGCGGAATGGCCGCGCGGTCGAACGCGGTGTCCAGTGCCTCTAGCGCCATCGCGAGTGGGGTTCGAGCGGGGGCCAATCAGTTCTCACAGCCGCTCTATGGGATTGGGGGCGGCGGCAATATGGCTGGCTCTAACATCTACAACCCAAGCGGTGGTGTGTCTGGCCTGATCAAGTCGGGCGGCAATGCGCTTGCCAACATGATCCAAGGCGCACCGGGAGCCGTCAGCGGACTTCTCAACACGGCCAGCAGTGGTCTTGGCAAGCTCTCTCAGCTAGCCCCGTACTCAGCGGCATTCACTCAGACGACCGGGATTCCACTGAACCCCTACACGGCTATCGGTCAAGGTACCTCGATGGGACTCGCTCAGGGCGGCACGACGCTTGGTATCGGCGGCCTCGGAGTCCGTATCCCCGGCTTCACTATGCCGAACCTGAACCCTCTCGACATCTTTAGCAACGGAATCGGCGGATCGGGCTTCCTAGGCGGCGGTGGAATCAGCCCCGCCGGTCGGCAGGCGGTAAATAACTCCGAACAGGCATTAGCTTACGGTTTGAGTCCGGGTGGCTCGTCTAGTTGGATGCGCCAGGCTCAGAACAGCCTCCAGTCACTAGGTTGGTCAGGGAGCACGATGAACAACGCCGCCGGGATGTGGGGCCAGCTTCAAGCCAGCGGCCAATACGGTGGCGGAGCTATCGGATCTACAACCACAGTGGCCCCGATGATCGATCAGATGATTCGTTACGGGTCATCGTCACTTCAGGATTTCACAGAGGTACTGAAGGCTCTACCGACCGCCGCTCAGGCGGCTAACCTAGCAGTCGATGCGTCTAACCAGGCGCTTACTCAGTTCGCTGAGACGGCTAAGAGTCAGGGATCGAACTTCACACAGGGTCTCATCAACGGTATCGCAATCCAGACTGCCACCGGAATGTCGGCTGTCACCCTCCAGGGAGCTATGGCCTCTCCGCTCGTGGCAGGCCCTCTGGCGGCCCAGAACAACATCCTACCCGGTATGACCAACTTCCTGTCCGCAGGCCAGCAGGCGGGCGCTCTGGCCACTCAGGCGACGAACATGAGCAATATGTTCTACAAGCAGCGCCTCGCAGCGGGTGACGCTCCAGCCATTGCCCGCGAACAGGCAGACCAGCTTGCAGCCCAGCTAATCGGTGGTGGCATCACAGCGCAGCAGATCAAGTCCCTTCGCACAGAGGGTGCCTCGAAGATCACAGCCCAGGCTAATCTCGCTCAGGGAGCGCAATCCGTAGCACAGGATGTCAAGTCAATCCAGAACGCCAACATGCTAAAGGAGGAAGCCAAGAAGATGGGGCTCAACCCAAGCCACCTTCAGGGCACGGCGCTCCAAGGGATCACTAACCAAGACCTTCAGTATCACGCCATCCGGTCTGCACTGGCTCCGCTCTACAGTGAGGCGCATAAGGCCGGGATCAATGGTAGTGAGTGGACGAAGATCTTTGGCACCGGCAAGAACCCGACCAATCCGAACGACATCCCGTCTCGGATCGAGCAGTGGATGAAGAACCAGAACAGCGGGAACACCATCAACAGCGGTCTTGGCGGCGGAGTAATCGACCTTTCCCCGGCGGCCCAACGGTGGTTCCAGATGAAGACGGGTATGTCATGGAAGGACATCGCCAACAGCGGTGCCCAGGCCACCAATACTCCGGCTGCCTCTCTCCCCGACCCATCGCTCGCTTTCAGCAGTGGTGCCAGCGCCATTCAGGCGACCACGGCCGCTGGATCGTACGGTGGGTAATGCCAGTCCTCCAGTTTCACCACGACTTCATCACTGAGGATCTCTTCGTCCAGACGGGCGCAGACAACATCAATTGGACCTACGGGCTCAACACTCAACGCTACCCGACGTACGGAGGCGAGGTTGTCCAGATCCTATCGTGTTTTGTTGACACTCTGACGGTCCAAGGCTCGTGCGAGCGCCAGTTGACCGGAGACTACGGGAATCCCGGCATGGAGGACATCTATCGCTGGTTTCTGATGTATATGCAGCGCGCCTCGCAGGGCGGCAAAGGAACTGTCACTTACACAGAGCGTTACATCACAATGACCTACCCGGAGCGTAACTGGATTGTCGGCTTCCAGTTGCAGAACCTACCAGGTTACATGCTCGACAGAGATACCGCCGCCCCTACGTGGCAGATCGCCGGGAAGGTCGTTGAACAGATCGGAACAGGTATGTCCCTAGACGACATCCTCGCGGGCGCTGGAGCGGATGCTGTCGCCTTTCAGAAGATCCAGGACGGCGTATCGCTCAAGTACCCCGATCCAAGCCAGAGCCCCTTCACGTCGCCCTTCCAAGGCAAGGTTACCCCGGCTCAGATCAAGACCCTCCAGGACTCGGTGTCCAAGGATCTCGGCAACCAGTTCTCGAAGATCGTACAAGCTTGGAGCGGCGGAGACTACTCGTCCTTTCTAGGGGCTCAGCCCTCACAGTTCAACAACGGTCAGGCGGTAAATCCGAGCAACGTGGCAAAGCCTGCGACTCAGAACGCCGGGACCGGCAAGATCAAGGCGAAGAAGTAATGCCAGCGTCATGGGTCCCAGACACAGTGCAGGGCACGACCGGATTCCAGCCTATCACGAGCGGGGTCGGTGTCGCCTCTCCGAACATGCCAGCAGACATTGGCGGCCAGCTAGCCAACGGCGCGAACGCTCTCCTGGAAACTTCTACCTTCGTCAATGGTCTCTGGATCTACAACGTGCAGTCTAACTTCACCCTAGACGGGACGTTCGTGCAGGGACCGCTTGTGCGCGATTGGTATCCACACAACCTCGGTGTACCTACTCTCATCTTTGCCGGTCAGACGCCTAACAACTTCGAGCGTAACCGCCTCTCGACGTTCATTCGTCAGAGTCACATCACGGCGGTTCGAGACGCCACCGACAGTGGTAAGGAAGCCATCCGACTCACCCTTCCGGGCACGGCCGTAGGAACGACCATCTACCCCCTCGTCGGCGGAGGAAGCGCCCAGGGCTCATACGGTAACGGGTGGCAGAACAACCTACCGGCGGGTGGCCACAAGGGTCCCCACGGCATGATCGACGTGGTGGGCTACATCGATAGCTTCGAGTTCGGTGCGGACAGGTTCGTGACGGCGTACGAGTACACCTTTGATTTCGTCATCGTCCAGGTAATCTCATGGCTTGGTCTGAAGGACAACCAGGTCTCAATTCCCCTACAGAACATCAATCAGATGTTCCAGAGTGTAGTCGTGTCCACCACCAAGTCAAAGTCTAAGGGATCATCGGCCGCCACAGGTGTCGGCGCTGCGGTCAACAAGGTGGTTAGTTCGCTCGTCGGAGATCTGAGCAACCTCTTCTAATGCAACGCCGAGGCCCAAGAAAATCCACTCTAGAGCGTATCAAGCTAGCCCCGGAGGGTACGGAAGGAGAGACGCATGCAACGATTGGTGTATAGCCCCAAGGTCTACGCTTACATCAAGACGGACGCCACTCGCAAGAAGAGTCCGGATAGTTATATCGATCTATCCGACTTCATCTCGTCCGGTTCAGTCAATCGTGTCACTAAAGCGGCTAGCACGTTCACCCTGACCCTACGGAATCCCTACCGGATCTGGACACAGCCCGACCCGGCCACGGCACCCCTCTACGAGTCACAGATTCCGGCAATGCCACAGATCCTTCAGAACCCGTTTGAGCCGGTCTTCCACCCGATGGACACTATCACGATCTGGGGTAGCCGGTTCAAGAACCGCCCGATTCAGTTGTTCACCGGATTCCTCGATTCGTCACCCTACCTCCAGCTTTACCCCGGCGCTGTAACGCTCACCGGCTCTTGCACGTTGAAGCGCCTTCTGTACACCTATTGGGACCCCGGACTCACCGCGATCATCAAGTGGCTCGCACAATACGGATGGATCGCCAACGCCCAGACCGGCAGTGTCACCAACCAGGGAGCGGCTACCTCTGCGCTCACTCAGAAGAACAACTACAACCTGAACGATGGGTCTGTCGCGAATCTCGTGTACGGCCTTCTCCATGACATCGGGAATTGGGATGACGACGAGATTCTGATTGAGGGCCTGCCCTCAAACATCGTCCAGTCGGTGAACGCGATCTACAAGATCATCCAGCAGGACAACAGTCTCGCTGACACTGAGCTTCAGACCTTCCTCCAGACCGCCCTAGGAGTTGGGTCCTATGGCTCCGGAAGCGGCGGTGGATCGACCGCTGGGGCGGGCGGAGGGACAGCTTCGGGGCCGGTAGCGGGAGCCAAGCAGATCGTCCAGCACGTTGAACCAATCGCGGCCAAGTACAACGTGCCGCTCTTGATGGTCCTCGCGACCATGTACATCGAGACAAGCTTTACCGACGTTGACACTCCGGGCAGTAAGTACACCGGCTGGTTCCAGTGCCAGCCGGGAGGCTGCTACGCCTATGGTCCGTGGGCAACGGGCGGGTACACAGTTGCGGACACGCACGACCTTGGACTGTCATGCAATGCCTTCTGTGCAGCGGCAGCGGGGTGGGCTAAGGCGCAACCCGGAATTACAAGCGACATCCAGCAGTGGGCGATGTCCACGCAGGGGGTAAACTGCGGCAACAACCCGCGCTATTGCGATCAGTGGTCGAACGCGCTTGCCACATCCCAATCGTACATCAACCAGTTCGCGTCGTCCAGCGGGGCATCAACAACACCACAGACTGGCAACCCTACTTCGACTACGACCACTAAGAAGGGCAAGAACCAGCCTAGCGGTGTAACAGGCACTTACGTCTCCCCATTCAGCCAATGCAACGCCAGCACGACCGGCCCCTACACCCGTACAGATCAGGGCGTTGACTTCACTTTCGGCACCATGGGCCAGAACATCCTTGCTATCGGCAACGGCAAGGTTCTCGGCACGTCGCTTCCGGGCTGGGGACCCAACCCAGGCGGCGGCCCAGGCGGCTTGGCTCCAGGCGGCTTCATGTGGTATCAGCTTACCGATGGTCCTAACCAGGGCGCAATTGTCTATATGGCGGAGGGTATCACGACCACCGTCTCAACCGGCGACACGATCAGCGTCGGTCAAGCCATCGCTGTGACAGCCGGTGCCGGTATCGAAATCGGTTATGCAGTCGCTGACGGTAACACGCTGTACTACGCCACAAGCCACGTTCCATACAATAACGCCGGTCCCACGGCTGAGGGTATTCGCTTTGCCCGGTTCCTTCGTAGCCTTGGGGTGAACACCGCTGACGACCCGGGGGCAGGAGACGCTTCGTACGCGGGTAACGGGTCTCTGACCACCGATGGCAAAGTGAACGGGTCCCTTTCGGGTCAGGCAACACTCACAGGGAGTAGCGGTTCTGGAGCGTCAGGGTCTCCGGGTTCTACTGGCGGCGTTGCCGATGCCGCTACCGCCGCAGCCTTCGCCGTGAGCCTTGCGCTTCCGGGCTTAGCCAATCAGGAGGCGGCGGCGCTACTAGTGGGCGAGAAGAGCCTCATGAACTGCACTCCTATCTTCCCCTTCGTACAACAGGTCACAGGGGCATCACTGCGGGACTTCCAGTCGTTGCCAGATGGCACGTTCTTCGCGTTCTTCCCGGACTATTTCGGTGAGTTCGCCAAGATGGACGGGAATCCGGGTGCCTACTGGTCGGTTCCCGACATCGAGATCATCAGTGGTCAGATTCAGCTATCCGACGATGCTTTGGCCACGCACGTATACGTTGTCGGTGACACTATCGGGTCGTTCGGTCAGGGCACGGACTCGGAGCTAATAAATGAGATCATGTCAGGTGGCGTCATGACTATCTTCGAGGCGTTCGAGTCGGGATTCGTGAACCTCGGAACAGGCGCTAACGCCCAGCTTACAGGCAAGATTGACGCGATCAACTTCCTCAAGAAGTACGGTGCTCGTCCCTACATCAATGAGGACGCCTCCTTCATTCGCAATCCTCAGTTCGAGGCGTTCATGGCCTTCCAGACATTCCAGTTGATGTGGGCACGGCAGTTCCAGACCAACTTCAGCTTCACCTTCATGCCAGAGATGTACCCTGGCGGTCGAATCGAGCTTAGCGATCACGGTTTCCAGGTGTACGTTGACTCGGTGACGCACAACTTCGACTACATCTCAGGGTTCACTACCGATGCCCAGCTTGAGGCACCATCTGTCATGGCGGGAGTGACGGATAACGTCGGTGTTTCGAAGGGTCTGATCCGCAACGACTTGATCACCGTAACAACACTGGCCGGTCCTACGACACCCGCCTCGACCAGCAAGGCGCGGGGAGGGCAGAAGAAATGAAGACGAGACCTAACGTCCGCCGGATGGTAAGGATCATCTCGGTTGATCGCCCCAACCGGAAGATGCAGGGTATGCTCAAGGATAACACCGCCGTCCCAATCGCCGTTCTAGAAGTGCCCGACTTCTTCGTATGGCCGCAGGTTGGAGAGAACTGGATGGTCGAGAGCAAGGCTAACACTTGGTACCTGCAAGGTCGGATCGACAGCCCCATTGAAGATCACTCGGTCGAGCAGATTCCTCTCGGTGACGGACGCCTAAACGCCATCAACGTCCGCCTGCGTGATGGCGACTATGTAGTGGACTCCAAGGTGGAACTGCCGCTTGTGATCACAGGGTCTAGATCGGGCGGCGAAGCCCTGCTGAGTCTCCTAACACAGCTTGCCGATGCGGGCATCATCGAGGACAATACAACATCCTAGCAAGACCACTAGCAACATTTCTGATCGCCTGCTCTGTGGTAATCCGTGATGACCTGGAGCCTCGCAATTCAGAACGGTGACCTTGCCCTGTCTGGGTCCGACTACACCATCGTCACTGGCGAGGACAAGCTTATCCAGGATCTTACATGCTACATCCTCGAACGTCTAGGCACCGACCCGAACCATCCGGACTACGGGTCGATCTTGAACGGAGGCGTCGATGGGTCCGGAACAGTCATTCCGAGTATGATCGGCGTGAACAACAACACTATCGCGCAGTCTCGCGTGCAGGGTGAGCTTCAGCGTATTCTTCTCGCCTATCAGAACATGCAGCTTGCACGCGCCAAGAGCGATATCGCTCTCTACGGGAAGACCACCTTCAGCCGTGGAGAGGTACTTCTCTCCGTTGATAGCTTCACGATGCAATCAACCCTTGACACGCTAAGCGTAATCATAGGGATCACGACGGGTAACAACACGTCGGTCACCCTCAACATCCCGCTTCCCCAGGCGTCTTCGTAATGGCACTCACCCAGCAACAGTGGTCAACGCTGATGGTTCAGCAGCTTCAGCTATTGGACCCGTCTGTCTCGGCCTTCGTAGGGACTCCTGAGCGCAAGATCATCGATACGGTGGCATCCGCCCTTGCGAACGCCTCCATCGACCTCAGTGCCCTATCAAACGCTCTCAACTACTCTGGCAAGGTCGGCTCTGATCTCGACGCCTTCGTCGGGCTGTTTGGGTTCGCTCGTCAGGGTGGCACATACGCTGTCGGCACGGTGACCTTCAGTATCGAGGCTCCTGTCGCATTCGCTATCGCCGTCCCGTACAACACGCAGCTTCTCGCACAGAACAGTGGCACCCCCGTTGTTTTCGACACCGCCGCAGGCGCACTCATCGATGTTGGAGATCCCTCTGTTGACGTGCCCGTGCGCTGCGAAGTTGCGGGGGCGCTTGGAGAGGTTGCGGCTGGAGCCATCAACGCCTTCGTAGGGAACGGTCAGATCATCGGGATCACCGGAATCACCAACGCCTTGGCGACATCCGGCGGGAACGATATAGAGACCGATGCGGCCCTCAAGGCGCGTTTCCAGAATCAGGTCTTCCGCAATGTCAGCGGCACCACCGACCAGTACCTAGCCACCGCACTACAGACGGCGAACGTGGCCAAGGCCAACTGCATCGGTCCGATCTCACGGTACCAGGAGTATCTACAGGTCCCGGCGGTCGATGACTCGCAGTATGAGTCGGTTAGCGATGGTACGGGAACACAGGTCTCCCTACCCGGTGGTCCCTCGGGGAACCCCGGCCGCCCCGGCACATGGACGACCGGCCTGTCAACAATCCCCTACTCCAAGTACATCTGGACTGAGCTTGCGACATTTGTAAGCGACAGCGTTGTGCAGCAGATCTTCTACCAGCCTGGTATCGACTACGTGTTCAACACCCTAGCCGCTATCAAGAATCACGGAGACGCCTACCGTCTCTACACGGCTGAGTCGGAGAATCAGATCGCATCCCCAACCGGGGTAGGTGTCACTCCGGTCGCTGGTGGCGGCGTAGATGACTTCGTTGCGGGAGGCACCTTCTTCTGGATGGTGACCGCCTACACCGCAGCAGGCGAGACAAACTCTCCTGAAGAGGTCACGTCAACAGTGGCGGCAAACGGCTCAGCCATCCTTACCTGGAACCCCGTCTTCGATGCCATTGGCTACCGCGTCTATAGAGCCACGGTTACCGGGGACGAGACCATTTCGCCCTCGCTCGTTGGTATCATCTTTGACCCCGATACTCTGACCTTTACAGATGTTGGCTATCCTCCGGTCGCGGGCGCTGTACCGGCAACCAACACGGCTACGATCAACACCGATCAGCCGAACCCGCTCGACTCGCCCTTCCAGCCTAATATCTCCTTCCTCAATGTCTACACCGGCAACGACGGAACGGTGCAAGCGGCGCGTCCGGGAGATGTTGTCCTGTTCGAGCACAGCTACACGTCGAGCGAGTCTCGGAACGATTACACTCGGAACATCACAAACTGCGTGGATGTGTTCGTTGACGGCGAAAACCCCACAACCGCAAGCGCCACCCTCGGGGTCCCGCATATCGGCGCGACCCTGTTCAACTCAAATCCGCTCTCCCCTCTCTACATCGAGAACTACCGGCGCGTCGGGGAGCCAGAGCATCGACCCGTCATCGGTAACCTCTTCATGCCGGTCTTCTGGGCTCCCCTGATTAGCCTTCCAGAGACAATCACGGCTGGCGGATACACCTACTACTTGGGTATTCACTACTACGCTGTTCAGGAGGTTGACTCGATTGGCGGCACCGTCCGAGCGCGAGACGGCATTGAATGGAACCTGACTGCTGCCGCTGGATCTCCCCCGGTGGGCTCCGCACCTTCAATAACGTTGAACCCCGGTCCCACAGTCCAGGTGGACGGCTACGTATACGACAAGAACATCGTTGATCTCCAGACGGCCCTAGAAGGTGTCAAGCAGTCAACCACCGATGTTCTCGGGCACCAGTCTGTGACGCAGTATTACAAACTCGATGTGACCGTCATGTATACCCCGGGATCGAGCGTCAGCGTAGTGAACGGAGCCATTCAGGCGGCCCTACAAACCTACCTCACTGGACAGTATTTCGGTGCCACGATCCAGATGTCCACCCTACTCAACATCATCCATAATGTCCAGGGCATCTCGAATGTCCGGTGGTCTCGCGATGTCGATGACACGCTTGACGAGATCACGGTCTGTGACATCAATGGAAACCCGCTCCGCACCATGCAGCTTGATCGGGTGGTTCTCGGTACCTCTAGCACTCCTGAGATCCAGCAGGGCTACTTTGTGGGCTCGCCGGTCGGTGGAACATTCACCCTCTCCCTGGGCGACCTAACAACACTCCCGATTGGATACTCCACCGATACCGCCTTCATGGCTTTCGAGCTAGACCTATACCTCGCCATCGCAGGGATTGGGGCCACTTACACGTCCGGAACCGGAACTCCTGAGGACCCCTTCATCTTCACATTCAGTTCTGACGGGTTCCAGACAGACGTGTTGACCTGTACTCCTAGCCTAATCGGCGGCCCTTACTCGATCAACAACGACTTCTTCCTACTCGACAGTCAGCTTCCCTCCCTACCCACTGGACAGCTTGCAACGGATACGCTTCCCGGCTTGATCATCCGGCCACGCGCCCAGGATACTTGGCTGAGGTAAGCGATGGCTACCTCGCTGACTCAACTCCCTCTCCCTACACTCACACAGACGGTTGATCAGACTGCTGTAGTTGAGCCGCTTCAGGGTTCCGACAAGCTAGAGTCGGCCCTTGAGATCTTCCCTGATTCGATCTACCACAAGGGGCTCAGCAGCCACTTGGTCAAGCTGCTCTACACGGTCCTGGGTCCGGCCGGTGTCGCACTTGTCCAGCAGGACTACCTCCAAGCACGCCTGATTTATGAAGAGCACGGGATCAATAACTCGGATCTCGACGCCTTCTACGGAGATCCCTTCTCGTTCGGCCGCATTCTCTCTGAGTTCCCCGCGAGTGACGCCACCGGCATGCTCACAGCAGACGAGTGGGAGACACTTATCTCACAGGACGCCAGCTATCGTAACAGGGCAATTGACTTCCTGCACGGTGTTCGTCTAGGTAACTCGCCCGCTGGACTCGAACTGGTCGCACGTTCCGGGGTTGGTCGCGGCGTCCAGGTCGTGGAGCAGTACAAGTACCTGTTCGATCAGCACTCAGACGATCCTCTCGGCCTGTACAACTACGGCCAGACAACTTCGACCGAAGAGTTGGTGATTCTGCCGAACAACGAGATCAGTAACACCCAGGTTCAGACTATCACCTTGAACTGGCCCGACCTTGGTCCCACGGATCTCGCAGCCGTTATCACCGGCTCCGGTGGATCATGGGCCTCGACAGGCGATTACTACTACGTAGTCGCGGCTGTAATGCCAGGCGGTGAGACATTCCCGTCTAACGAAATCACAGTTGACATCACATCGACCGCCGATACAGCCACTCTCTCATGGAACTCCGTCGTAGGTGCCCTGAGCTACCGCTTGTATCGAGCAACCG